GTATTGCAGGTATTAAAGAAATAAATGCCAGAGTTAAACGCTAACATCCCGCCAATAGATTGTTATGTAAGAGGTAATTTCCTACGCAATCAAGAGGATAGTCACGATAAGTACTTCCCTTGTGTAATCTTTGGAGTTAGTAGCGTACAAAATAGAAGTCCACTGTTTCATTTTATGATGGAAGATGGTGGTATCTGGTGGCGTATGCCTATCAACGCTTTCTGTAAGAAGCCAGGTGTACCAGAGGAAAGCCTATACAACCTAGTATTGTGGAACTCTTTTAGTCCATATGTAACAGCTACCAAGTTTGCTAACCTAACAAACCTAAGCCTTCATTATGTGGATAGGAATAAGACCAAGGTAAATGGCAAGTATCTCTTTACCCTTGACTGGCACAATCCAGACTCCAACAGATTAGATGATGGATACTCAGAGACCCCTGATGAACACAAGTGCGGTCACGTTATAGAGCGAGATGATGGCAACTTTGCTATCCAGCCTAATAATAGAATATTTGTTTTTGAACCATCATACACAACTAAGTATGGAGATCCACTTATCCACAGGATCATCAATGATCGCAAGTGGGATGTTGAAGATAAGAAGAAGTGGGTCACTGAAGATTCCAATGCTTTCCACTATGACATAGAGACAAAGAAAGAGAATGAATGAGCGTAGTAGATATTGCTAAAGCTGAATTAGGTTATAAAGAAATTGGTAATAACGATACCAAGTATGGCAAATGGTATGGACTTAATAACAACCCTTGGTGCGCTATGTTTGTATCGTGGTGCTTTAACCAAGCAGGATTAGGCAAGAATATTGTGGCGCAAAATTCTAAAGGATTTGCCTCTTGTCAGGCAGGACTTAAATGGTTTACCAATAGGGGCAAGATAGTTCCAGTTGGTAAAGCTCAAGCAGGAGATATAGTTTTCTTTCAATTTGATGCTGATGTAGAGGCCGACCACGTTGGTATCTGCGCTAGTAATGATGGAAAGAAATACCTTATGGTCTATGAGGGTAATACCTCAGGAGATAGTAAGGGCAGTCAATCAAATGGAGATGGTGTGTTTCTAAAGAAACGTTCCTATTCCCTAGTAATGGGCGTTGCTCGCCCTTAAAGGATGTATATGAATACAACTAAATTAAAAGCAATTGTTTCCACCTATGCTCGTGCTGCTGTTGCAGCCGCACTTGCTCTATACCTTGCCGGTAATACAGATCTAAAAGCATTAGCTATGGCAGCAGTAGCCGCAGTTGCAGGACCTATTCTAAAGGCAATAGATCCATCAGCTACAGAATTTGGTATTGGTTCTAAGTAAGTTTAATTTTACTGCGAGGCAATACAGGGCCACCCTTAACGGGGTGGCCTTCTTTTTTGTTGTCTAAATATCCCTGGCTGGATCATCTATTGGACAGGGTACTAATATCAGGTTGCCACAATTAGCACAGGTTGCATCTAACATATACCAAGAGATCTCATAGTCATCAAAGGTAGCGAGGATAGAAAACACTTTAGAGCCACAAGGACAGGCGTGTAATGGTCCTAAGGACCTTAGATCTGTACCAAATTTATCAGGTAACTTCTCTTTATTTTTTCGCAGGGTTGGTAGACGGAACATACTGACCGTACTGTCGCGGCGCTTAATGCGCCGCCCGTACCGTAATTCGCCTCACGGCTCATATGGTACACATTCTTGGACTAGTAACCGATCATATCGCTTTCACGGCGTGTCCTATTCACATCCCACCATTGTCTGATCCCAGTGCTACAATTAATCTAAGACAAAAGGAGGGGCTATATTGACTACGGTTGTTGGTATTCAAGGAAATGGTTACGCAGTTCTTGCTGCTGACTCACAGATTACAGAAGATAATCTTAGAACAATTAGTTTAGGCACACCAAAGATAGTTCAGGTTGGTTATGTTGCCATTGGAATTACCGGTGATACTAGAGCTGGTGATATTTTAACTTACAACTGGAAGCCACCAACATATAGAGGTGAAGATCCTGTCCAGTTTATGGGTAAGAAAATGATTCCATCTATTATCAATGCCTTCAATAAAGGTACCTATGACTGGGCTAATGTGGATAAGAAAGATGGTGGTTTTGATTATCTAATAGCCTTTGACTCTAACCTATTTCATATTGCTTGTGATATGTCCTTTATTCAGAATGAACTAAAGGTTTATGGTATTGGTTCGGGTGGTCAGTTTGCTACTGGGTATCTATACTCACTTGATTATCAGGGTATGACTGAGGATAAAGCAGTTGAGATAGCACAGAAGGCTGTGGAGATTTCATCTCAGTTAGATATTAATACTTGCCCACCAATACAGATAGCAATACAGAAACGGAAGGGTAAGTAATGACTGATCCAAAGGAATTATTACTACAGGTATTACGAGATAAAGATGCTGGTAGGGCAAGGTCTAAGCAGACACAGGTAGGTCCATCAGAGTTAGGTGGCTGTCGCCGTAAGGTTTGGTATCGTCTTAACGATCAACCTGAAACTAATGACAACGAATTAAAGTTGTCAGCTATTATGGGTACTGCTATCCACGCTGAGATAGAGAAAGCAATATCAACTGCTGATCCAAAGGGTGAGAAGTATTGGGTTGAAACATCTGTTGAATACAATGGAATGAAAGCTCATATAGATTTATATATACCAGAAACTGGAGATGTGGTAGATTGGAAAACCGTTAAGGTTAAAAATCTATCTTACTTCCCATCGCTACAACAGCGTTGGCAAGTTCAGGT